AATACAAAACAGAAACTTTGATGAATGGTGCTTACCACAGTGACTTGAGTGAGTTTATCATGGATCGTCCACAGATTAAACTGTGGGTACATGGTCACACTCATCATCCGTTCGATTACATGATCGGTGAAACACGAATTGTTTGTAACCCACGTGGTTACGAAAATGATGGTTACAGCGAACAAACAGGCTGGAACCCAAATATTTTATTGGAGATTTAAATGAGTAATGAAGACTTGAAACCATCAGTGGGCCAAATGCTTAGAATGACTGGTGCTAACACACAACAGTTTATGGAGCAAGTTGCCATGCACGTTGAAAAACTTGAAATGGAAGTTGCACGTCTAACTGAACTTGTAACTAAGTTGGAAAGTCTACAAAATGACATTGAATGAAAAAGAACTAAAGCTCTTTAAAAAATGGCTGAAAGGCCATTTGGCGTTTGGTCCTGTCACTGTTACTTTTACCAAAAAGGATGGCACTGAACGGGTGATGGAGTGTACAACTAGCCCATCACTCGTGCCAGTTGACTTAACTGAAGAAAAAGTGCATAATACAGACATGCCAAAGAAAGAACGTAAGGTAAACGAAGATGTTTGCCCTGTTTATGATTTAGGGTCAAAGCATTGGAAAAGTTTCCGTTGGGATAGCATTAAACAAATCAGATTGGAAATAAAGTGAAAATTGGACTGAGTTATAGTCGATGCGTTAGAGATATTGTTGACGGTGTGGTAGACATCAAAGATGTCCTCGTTATTATTGCCCGTACAGATTTCGACCCCCATAATGACGACCAGTGGGCCGGCATTTGGGAAGGCTATGCCGGTGGCCGTTCGATGCGTGGTTTGTTTAGTAATAGCAATCCCGAATGGTACGGTGCTAGCATTGAAGACGAAGCCCGCTATCGTAGCGTAAGCATTCAACTTTGGGACCAGGGTAAATTGCACCAGCCTCGTCAGTTTGGCGCACATCCTAGTAGACGTCCAGAAATTTGGCTAGAAGCAGTACTGCCAAACTCCGAGTTGGAGAAGAACCCAGCCGCCAAAAAGGCATGGGATAAATTTCAAACCCTAGCTAGCCTGTCTAGCGTTGAATTGAATGACAAATACCAATGAAACTATTCGTGATTGTGTTGGCATTGTTTGCTCAATTGGCTTGGGCAGAAGATTGCCAAATCGAACAAACTAGTCAAATGACAGCCCGACATAAGATTGGGCCTGTTACAGATTTGGTTAAAACTCCTGGCAATGGACAATGTACTGTACAATACAGACTTAATGTAGACGGCGAATGGCACAATGTAAAATGGACCCACACAGGTCTTTATCAGGATGCTGTTCTTTGCCAAATGGCAATTCGAAATGGTACTAACCAATTATTGGTAGAACTACCTGGTGAGTTCAAAGTAAACTGACTTGTAAACCAAAAGAAAAGATTCCAGTCGGTTTGGGCTACGAGGGCAAAGAATCCGAATTTGGTATTGACGGACAGCGCCAAATGTATTTCAAAATTGATAAAGTGTCCAAATGTCGAATGTTCAAAGGACACCATGCAGATGGAGTTTCCACACGAATCGATGGTGTTATCTGTTTGAACAATAATGAACTTTGGACGATTGTGGATAAGTTTTGACTTGACATTATATCCTAGTTCGCATATAATATACACATGTTCAACAACATCATAGAGGCAAACATGAAGGCATTTATCGCAGGCACTATTTTTGGATTGGTACTGGCTACTGTTGGATTCTCCGGCATTGCTCGTATTTTTGACAAAGGTGTAGACACTATCAAAACTCAATCAGTGGAGATGGCAAAATGAAAATTTTCGTAGCACTTATTTTGGCAAGTTCGCTTGCCGCATGTTCAACTGTTTCAGGACTTGGTAAAGACATTTCGTCAACCGCTGAATGGACTAAAGACAAAATGTCAGGAAAATAAAATGAAAAAAACTCTATTGCTTATCCCTATTGTTGCTATGTTAGCGGCTTGTGGTACTACTGATCCTTATGGCAAACGTGCCGATATGGAACGTGAACGTCAAGAACGTCTTGTAGAACGTTCAATTGACAAAGCACCTAAGTGGATGTTCCAACTGCCTAACAGTAACTCAGCTGTTTATGAAAACGGTACTGCTATTAGTGGCGACTGGATGATGTCCGATGCCAAAGCTAAAGCAACTGCTTATGGTAAGATTTGTATGATGGCTGGCGGTACTGCAAGCCAAATGACTAAAATCTATCGTACAGACAGTGAAGCCGCTTCAACTGAGTTGAGCGAACAAGCTATCAAAACAAGTTGTAAAGCTGTTGACTTGACTGGTGTCGAAGTTGCAGAAATTAAACATGTAGCAGAAGGCACACGCTATCGTACATACGTTTTGGTTGCACTACCCACAGGTGATGCCAACTTGATGCGTAAGTACAAGGACGGTTTGAAGCAACGTGAACTTGCAGAGAAACGTGCTCCTGAAGCATTTAAAGAAATGGAACGTCAATGATTCGTCTTTGGTTAGTATTTTTAGTATTTGCTATACTGATCCATTTGAGCATCACTTCGTGGCGAGCCCTAAGTGGAAAGGAAAGATGGACTTTGACAAAGTCCATCGGCTATAGTATAATTGTGTCACTGTTAGCAGTTTTGCTAATGTCTATTATTGTAATCGTTTTTTAAGGAAGTAAAATGAAACGTGTTTTGACTCTCGGTATTTTGGCCGGCGCAGTTTTGATGACTGGTTGTACTCGTATTGAAACTGGTGAGGTTGGCTTGCGAGTTGGCTTTGACAAACAGGTTAAGAATGAGGAATTGCTTCCTGGTTCGTTTAATCAAACTATCATCGGTAGTGTTATGACATTCCCGGTCAAGGAAGTTGCTGTTAAAGTTGATGACATCACTCCACAAGCAAGTGATAACTCAACAATGAAAGACTTTGACTTGACTGTTATCTATAATATCAATCCAAGTCAAATTGCTGAAATTTATAATAGCAAGAACAAATCGTTCCACGCTACACAAAACGGCGACACTTACTTGATGTATAACTACATTTTCAATGCCGCACGTAATGCCACATACAAAGCCGCACGTAAGTATGAAGCATTGAACATGGGTGATAACCGTGCCGCAATGGAATCCGATATTAAAGACGGTATTACTAAAACACTTTCTGATGAAAAGTTGGACGGTACTATTACCATTACCCAAGTATTGATTCGTAGCATTATTCCAGCAGACTCTGTTGTAGCAAGTGCGAACGAATTGGTCCGTGCTAAAAACGAAACTAAACAGAAAGAAGCTGAAGTTCGTACTGCTCAACTTGAAGCACAACGTATTCAAGCACTGGCACAGAACGCAGGCGCAATCCAATATATGGATGCACAGGCTCGTATGAAGCAAGCCGATGCGGCGTTGAAAGTTGCCGAAGCTATTGCTAACTTCAAAGGTCAAACTTTGGTTATCGGTGGCGGTGCTAATGTAAATGTAGGCAAGTAATGAAACTGTTTGGACGTTCAGGTGGCTACTACATGTTTTGGAGTGGCTTCCTTTATCTTGCAGTAGGCATGTACTGTATCTTTGTTAATGACTTTGTGCCAGTTTGGCTAGCACAAGTAGCATGGATTACTGTATTATGTTTGCCGTTTGCAATTCCGCCATTTGGTAGATGGCTTAACATGGACATTAATTGGGATAGAAAAATGTTTAATTTGTTTGGTAAAAAAGACAAAGAGTCTAATGTAGTTAAATTTCCCGACCATCGTGAACACGGTATCGATGACAAACAAGCTCTTCCGTTGCCTGAAAAGAAAGAAGAGCCTGCAAAGATCTTTTATCGGTTGGGGCTAACTGACAACAACCGTGTTGCGTTCAGTATGGGCTACAGTGAAATCACAATGAACGCATCGGGTTGTCAACAAATGATTGATCAACTAACATTCTTCCAAAGTCAACTACACGACGAAGGCGGACCTACAGATGATCCAGATGGTGGTGAACCTGTGCCAGTTCCAGAAGAACATGTAGAAGCCAAAGCTAAAAAGGCCGCATAATGTTATACAACGAAATTGAACTAATGGAAATGGCTCGTGATTATGAAGCCATGGAAGCTCAAGCGTTACAGGATGCAGAAGAGTTGCGTCAGTTGCGTGAGGGTGAACGTATCATCGTACCACACAATGTGGAACATGCACAGACTATGTTTAAGTTGGCTTGTTTCTATTTGACACAGCATGATCCAGAATTTAAACTAAGGATGACTCATGAGTGGTAGAGGTATTATTGCAGAGCAACCACCAGAAGTTTGTGAAATGTGTGGTAAAGTAGATGAGTGTCGACCTTATGGCCCAAACGATGAAAACATCTGTTTTGAGTGTGCTATGAAAGACGAAGAGACTACTCGCCGCAAAATGGAAGCATATATCTTTGGAGATGAATAATGAAATTGTTAGAATGGTTTCGACAACACAATAATGAAATAACTTGGTGGATTATCGGTTGGATGTCTTTTGCAACCCTGGATTCTATCTTGAGAGAAAACTGGGGATTTGTAGTCCTCGACGTTGTTCTGATTTATATTAACTACAAACTTTGGAAAAATAATAATGCCTAATTTAGTGCCAATGGTCATTGAGACCGAACCAAAAGGTGAACGTGCTTACGACATTTACAGTCGTTTGCTCAAGGACCGTATTGTAATGCTTGATACGGATGTTAACGAGCATACATCGAGCTTGCTGGTTGCTCAGTTGCTCTTTTTAGAGAGTCAAGGTAATGAAGACATTAACTTGTTTATTAATAGCCCTGGGGGGTCCGTTACTGCTGGCCTTGCTATTTACGATACCATGCAGTTCATTAGACCCGATGTCGCCACATACGTTATGGGACAAGCCTGTAGTATGGGTAGCTTCCTTGCTCAAGCCGGCGCACCTGGAAAGCGTTTTGTCCTGCCAGAATCACGCACTATGATTCATCGTGTTAGTTCGGGCACTCCTGGCACACGTGGTAGCGTTCACGTACAAGAACTAGAGTTCGAAGACGCAAAACGCAGTTTTGAAGAAAGTAAGCGTATTAATCAGCGTTTGACAGAGTTGTATGTTAAGCACAATACCGCGGGCAAAACGTATGATCAGCTGTTTGAAGCTATGAAATTTGATACGTTTTTGAGTGCGGCTGAAGCTGTAGAATACGGGCTGGCTGATAAAGTCATTGATAAACGCCCATAAAGTGCGTATATAACGAAAAGCCGTAGTACACTATAAATAGCTATGTCTAGGAGTGTACTATGGCCCAACTACCATTTAATTGGTCGGAAATAACCCGCAGTAATCTGTACTCTATGTTCTATTCGCTTAACAGCGAAATAGTGGGCAAAGAGCTATCCCCTAGCCAAATACAAAAACGTATTATTCGCCACGTAAAGGCGCATATACCAGTCAAACTTAAAAAGTGCTTATACGCACCAACCACTAAAGGCTATGTTTTTATGGGTGGTGTTTATTACAGCAATTTGGATCGAAAAGGCAAGCCTGCAATCGAAGTCAATTTTAACTATAATCCAACCGATAAAAAGTTAAAATTAACCAATCATCGTTTTAAACGTATGGCTGTTCGATTTGCAGATGTTATGCTACACGAAATGATCCACATGCGTCAGTTCCGTGCTCGTAACTTTAAAGACATTCCTGGATATCAAAGTACAGCAGAATATGCCAAAGAGCGTAAGAAGCAAGAGTACTATGGTGACAGAGATGAAATGGGCGCACACGCATTTAATTGTGCTTGCGAACTGTACGATCGTTTTGGCTATGATCCTACTACCATTGCCCACTACTTGGATTCAAACCAATGTCGCAAACATAAAAATTCCACATGGAATGATTATTTGAAAGCATTTGATTGGAATCACAATCACCCAATTATACGCAGAATGAGAAATTTAATTTTACGTAATTTGGAAAATGCTTACTACGGCAAGCCATTTAAGACAACAAATCACTTGACTTACTGATAACTAGACTGTATAATATTAACATTAACAGTTAATATGGAGTCTAAATTGAGCGATCCTTGCTACGCAGTCATTTCCACTTTGGAAGATCACCCTAGTCGTTTGAACAAAGAAGCTATTATTCTTGCCCAAGCAGAGGCAGGCAATAAAGAATTCTTTGAAGGTTGTCGACTTGCTCTGGATTCCATGATTACTTTTGGACTTAAACAAATACCGGAGAAAACAGATGAAGATGGCCCTGGCTTATCTTGGGACAGTTTTACTCTCGCTCTTACTGGTTTTACTACTCGCAATGTCACCGGTAATACAGCGAGGGATATGATACAAACGATGATGAAGTCTGCCACTAAGAAACAGTGGAATGGCTGGTATCGTCGTATCCTAATTAAAGACTTACGCTGTGGTGTAAGCGAAAAAACAATCAACAAGGTAGTGGAGAAGAAGTATGCTGACTTTAGCATTCCTGTTTTCAGTTGTCAACTTGCTCACGATAGTGCGAATCATGAGTCTAAAGTTGGAGGACAAAAACTTATCGAAGTTAAACTTGATGGGGTTAGGGTTATCACTATTGTTCGCAGTGACGGCCGTGTCGATATGTTTAGTCGGAATGGTAAGGAGTTGGTAAACTTTCCGCACATCACAGAACAAATTAGTGCTGTAATTAAAAAGCACGGTACTACTAAAAATGTTGACTTTGTTCTAGATGGTGAAATTATGTCGTCTAGTTTCCAAGACTTGATGAAGCAAGTACACCGCAAGGACAATGTTGAAGCAGGTGATGCTGTTCTTAACTTGTTTGACTTTTTGCCACTTGAAGATTTTGAAAAAGGTGGATGGGACAAGCGACAAGAAGACCGTAGTGCTATGCTTTATTACTGGCACAAGACTTACAAAAACGAAATGCCTAATGTGGCAGTAGTTGGGCATGAGCTTGTAGACTTGAATACCGATGAAGGCCAAAAGCGTTACAAAGAAATTAATGCGGCGGCAATTGCCGGTGGATATGAAGGCATTATGCTCAAAGATCCAGAGGCGGGATATGAATGTAAGCGTAGTGTAGCATGGCTCAAACTCAAACCGTTTATCGAAGTTTCGTTGGCTGTTGTAGCAGTTGAAGAAGGTACTGGTAAAAACGTAGGTAAGCTAGGCGCATTGGTATGCGAGGGAGAGGATGATGGACGTAGAATTCGTGTTAACGTGGGCAGTGGTTTTTCCGATAGCAATCGTGATGACTACTGGAACAGTCGTGATGAACTGGTTGAAAAAATCGTTGAAGTCCGAGCAGATGCGATTACCCAAAATCAGGACGGCACTTATTCTTTACGTTTTCCACGATTTCTCCATTTCAGAGGCTTTAGCAATGGCGAGAAAATATAATATCAAACGTTCTATGCACAAGGACATGATCTACGGTGCGTTAATGGAACTAGTTAAAAATCGAAATGTTTGGCATGAAAGTACTGTCAGTGTGGAGTACAGTCACTTGACAGACGAAGGCAAGGATGCTATAGTACATGTTGTTGAAGAAATGTTCCGCGGTATGCAGACTATTCAACAACAGGAAATTAAAGAAGAAGCAAAGAGACAGACCCTGGAAAGTTTAAAGTGAGACTACTAAAGTGGGCATTCCTAGTATGGACAGTATGTGCTACATTACTGTTCCGATTAGCCATGTCAAACGCCGAAGCAGAACCAACTCACGCTAAAACATTCTGTGCTTACAATAGAATATTTGTAGAATTCGAACAGGGCAAGCGAGTGTGGGGTGCGCTAATGTTAGACTACCAAGGCTTGCCTATACCCTGTTCAGAGCACGACTTAGAAGAAACTGATAATAATATAAAAGGAATAATATGAATCCATTCCGCGATCAAGAAAAATTCATGAAAGCATGTGACCAAACAACTGACAATTGGAACGTTGAA